CAGCTCGTTGGTCATGCGGGTGAAGCGCTCGAGCGGCGTCTCGAAGATCTGCCGCAGTTCGCCGGCCCGCTCGCGCATCCCCTGCTGCCGCTCGTGCCACTCCCGGCCGCGTTGGGCGAAGACCTTGCCGCGGGCGCCGATCTCCCCCTGCAAGCCGCCGCCGAAACGGTTCAGCCAGCCGAAGGCCGCGGCCGCGCCCTCGCGGACCGGGCCCTCGATCGCCTCGCGCTGTCGCCGCCGGCGATTCTCCTCCCGCGTCTGCCGGTAGGCCTCGCGTTCTTCGTCGGCGTATCGCTGGGCCGATACGTCGGGCCCGTAGCCCATTCTGTGCGCGACGATCCCGCTGGCGGCCTCCAACGGAAAGGTGAAATAGTCGAGGAGCGTCGGGCGCCCCTTGCCGCTCTTGGCGACGTCTTCGAGCCCGGTCGCCACGTCGGCCAGGTTCCCGGCCAGGTCGGCCGTGGCGTCGAGCAGCGTCCCCTGGATGATCCGCCCGAGCCGCGTGAAGGCGTCGTTGGCCTTCTCGGCCTTCGCCGCGGTCCCGCGGTCGAACGTGATCCCGAGATCCTTCGCCTCGGCCTGCATGGCACGCAGCCCGTCGCCGCCCTCGGCCAGCGTGTTGATCAGGGCCATGTTGCCCTTCGAGAAGATGTTCGCGGCGGCCGCCGCCCGCTCGGTGGCGGTCGGCAGCAGCGCGATCGCGTCGGCGATCCGGATGAACTGCTCGTCGGGCGAGAGTCTCAGCAGTTCGTCGATCGGCAGGCGTAGCTGCTCCAGTGCCGGCTTGGCCGCGCCGGCGTCCCGGGCCGCCTCACCGAGCCGCTTGGCCATCGTCGTCAGGCCCGCGTCGAGGGTGTCGGCCCCCGCGCCGGTCAGGTCGGCCGCGTAGCGGAGGCCCTGCAAGGCCTCGGTCGTCATCCCGATCCGATCGGCCATCTTGCCGGTCGCATCCATCAGGTCGATATTCCGCTTGAGCATCACGGCCATCCCGCCGCCGGCGACGCCGGTGAAGAGGCTGCTCAGGCCGATCATCCGCCGCGACAGCCCGCCGACCGCCCCGCCGAACCGCCCGATCAGCGTCTGGCTCTGGCGCATCTTCCGATCGAACCCGTTGGTCTGGGCGCCGAGCCGGACGACGAGATCACCGAGTGCGGGCATGGGAGTGGGAACGGGATTTGGGGATTTCGGGATTACGGGATTTCGGCGAACACATCCGTGTGATCCGTGCGATCCGTGGTCGTCGCTATCAGTCCGGCGGGCCGAGGGCCGCGGTCAGCGCGAACTTGGTCGCGGCGGTCGGCGCCTCCTCGCGCTCCGGGCGGATGTCGAACATCTCGGGCTCCACGTCTTTTCCCAACGCGGTGCAGACGGCCGTAAATCCCAGCTTCAACGTCTCCATCAGCACCTCATACGGGTCCGGTTCGATCTGGCGGTACGCCTCCCACTCGGCCAGCGTGCCGGCCGGCAGCTCGTCGAGCATCGCGTCGACGTCGACCCGGCCGGCTACCCGCTCGGCGATGCGCATCGCGGCGAGTCGCCGGCGGTCGCGTCGGAGTTTTTTGCCGCGTCCTCGGCGAGCTTGTCCAGGTCGGAGTCCCGGATCCCGACGTGTCGGGCCACCTGGTCGTAGAGCACCTGGCAGTCGGCCGAGTCCCACTCCTCGAACGAGCCGACGTCGGCGTCGCTGAGGATCTGGTTCCCGTCCGCGTCGACCAGCGTCGCGGCGAAGATCAACCCGTTGGCCGAGACGTTGCTCCGCTGGTTCTTCGGCCGCCGGGCGATCCGGTCCAGCAGCCGCGCCAGTTCCCGCTCCGTCAACGATCGGCAGCGGAAGACCAGCCGGTTCACCGGCAGCGGATCGAGCGTGCGGAATCGCCGGGCGACCCGGGAGCCGGCAGAGCGGACGTCGGCGGCAGTAGCAAGTGGGGATTTCGGGATTTCGGGCATGGGGGATTTTGGGATTTTGGGATTTGGGGACGATCTACTGCCTACTATCTACTGCCTACTCTTCTTCTTCCTCCTCCGCGTTCGGCCCCGGGATCGGCTGCCCGTGCTCGTCGTAGCCGACCATCACGCCGGCGTCGAACGCCGCAAAATCGTCCGGATGGATCCCCAGCAGCGCCCGGTGCTGGGCCCGCTGGGCCGCGAGCTGCGCGCCGGGCCGCATGTTCGCCCGCCGCGCGCACTCGTCGTCGGCCGGTACCGCCGCGCCGCGGCGGACCAGTTGCCAGGCCTCGGGCAGCTCCAGCTCCGTCCCCAGCGGGATCCGGCCGGCCTTCTGCGAGACCTTCGCGCCGCACTCGGGACAGGTTTTGGTCGGCGGGCCCTCGCCGGCGGCGTCACACCGCCGGCAGTGCCACGCGCCGGGGAACTGCGCCGAGGGGACGGCGAGGAGTTCAAAACAGGTCTTGCACTTCATGGGGTTCTCCAGTTGGCAGTAGATCGTAGGCAGTAGATAGAACTGCCTACTGCCTACTGCCTACTATCTACTCCCTCAGGACGGGAACGTCGGGAGCTTGTTGATCTTGAGGCTGATGCTGGCCTTCACGCCGTCGGCCAGCGCGACCGCCGGGCCGGAGAAGCCGATCCCGGCCGAGTCGAAGCTCCACTCGGACGAGTCGACGAAGACCAGTTTCCAGGACTCCGCGGCCGGCGTGGTCAGCAGCGCCAGCAGGTCCTGGTGGCCGCTCAGCGCGGGGTCGTAGAAGAGCTCGCCGCTGAGCGAGCCGCCCTCGCTCCGGCCGGTCGGGAGATAGGGGATTCCCGCGTCCTCGTTGTCCAGCGTGTCGCCGTCGAACGTCTCCGACTCCATGTCCGGCCCGTTGATCGAGATCAACTGGGCCACGGCTGTGTAGACGGTCGAGCCGGTCAACTGCTGGAGGCTCGTGCCCTTGGATTTGAGTTTGCTCATGGTTGTCCCTGCTGTCTGCTGCCGCTGCGTGGATCGCGGGGCGAGCCCCGCCGCTAAACGTGATGATCAGTTCCGCCGCGTCGCCTCTTTCTTAATCACCTGCCAGATCTTCGCGCGGGCGGCCTCGACCATCGCGACGGCCGAGCCGGCGTACGCCAGGCGGGTGACGTCGCCGAAGACGTTGGCGATCTGGCCCGTAAAGCGTCCCGCCTTGGTCTGCCGCGGATCGGTCCCGAGCACGAACCAGTGGATATTGGCCGACGAGATCCCGACGCCGCGATCGGCCTGCTTGCCGCCGGCGATCCGCTTGCCCCGGGCCCGCATCGCCGAGTGGACCGCCCGCTTCCGCTTGCCGACGGCGAATCCCACCTTCGCGTGCCGCTGTTTGATCTTCCTCGTCTTGCCGAACCGCGCCCCGATCGACCGCTTGGCCTCCCGCTTCAGCTCGGGCGAGGCCGTCGAGGCCTGGACCGCGGCGCGCATCGCCCGGGCCACCGGAACCATCCCGGCCCGGATCCCCGCGGTGATCGCCCGCTTCGAGCCCCTGGTGACCAGCCGATCGATCGCCCGGGTCAAGTCCTTGTCGCCCAGCAGGACCGCCGTCATATCGTCTCCGCGAAACTCACCTTGTAGTTGCAGTGCACGTCGTAGTAGCCGCGATCGCTCCCCTCGCCGGCCGGCGTGAAGCTCGGCACCTGGTCCTCGAGGTGGGCGTCGAACGTCAGCCCGCCGGCGGTGCCGTGGTAGCCGGCCAGCCCAGAGCCGGGGTCCGTGTTGTTCGTGCGTACGGCCTCGGCCAGCGCCCGGGCCGCCGCCTTGGTCGCCGCCCGACACCGGACCGTCACGTCGGCGTAGACCAGCCCGCCCTCTCCCTCGAGGTCGTTCTGCGGCTCCTCGTTGTCGACCTCCAGGATCACGTGCTCTTCGGTCTCGTCGTCGTCCTCCTCGAGCTTGTCGGGTCGGATCCGCGCGGTGTCCTCCGTGCCGACCAACGCCGTCACGGCGTCGAGCGTCAAGAGGAACGTCCGCAGCGCGTCTTCGATCGGTACAGCCATTTGTCGCCTAGTAAATCCGTGCCATCCGTGTCATCCGTGGTCGTCGCCTCCCGTGGTTCGCGCTCACTGCCGCTCGACGCACTCCAGCTCGATCTCGATCCGCCGCCCGTCGGGATCAAACACCCGCACGATGTTCAGCCGCTCGGCGTCGCCGGTCACGAGCCACATCGCCGGCGTGATCTGCCGGGTCTGCGTGTCGCTGTGCATCCGGACCCGGTGCGTCACGTCGGCCTGGGTCTGCTGGTTCTGCAGCGCCTCGCGGCCGCTGACCGGCCGGATCTTGCACCACCGGGTGCAGAACGTCTCGGCGTCCTCGGGCCGCTGCCCGTCGGCGTTGGCCGACCGCGCCGCCTTGTTCCGCTTGACCGCCACCCGCCGGTCGTAGTCTCCGATGCTCGCGTAACTCGTTGCCATTTCGGTCGCCGCCGCTGCCGCGGATCGCGGGGCGAGCCCCGCCGCTAAACTGCCTACTGCCTCACGCAAACTCCAGCACCCGCTCGTCGCGGCATGGTTTCAGCAGCGCCGCCAGCGCCGGGGACTCGCGCTGGGCGCCGGCGACGCTGATCCCCGGCGAGCGGAACAACAGCTCGCCGAAGAGCTTGATCGCGTGTTTCGTCTCGGCCGGGACGTCCGCGGCCGCGTCGCCGTAGCCGGCGACGTAGACCATCGTCACGGCGTTCTGCTCCGCCCGGGTCGTCGGCCAGACCTTGCCGTACCCCGGCTGGACGCGGCCGGGCTCGGCCTTGCCGTCGACGTCGTAGTCGTCGGCCGAGAAGGTCTGGGTCTCACCGTCGGCGTCGACGTACTGGATCGAGGTGACCGATTGCAGTGGGGGCCGCGGGACGTAGATCGGGCCGTTGTCCGACGGGAAGGCATCGAGCCGCATCGTCCAGGTCTGGGTGACGTGGGCCCGCCACTCCCACCGCTCGATCGCCTTGCGGGCCGCGGTGGCCAGGGTCGCGAGGTAGTCGTCGAGATCCGACGAGTCGTACCGCAGGTGCGTCTTGAGCTCGTCGGCGTCGACCGGCTCGACGCTCGGCGCGGTGGTCAGCTCGATCGACACGGGCGCCTCCGATCAGGTGACGCGGATCCCCTGGACGTAGACGACGCACTGGCAGTCGCTGTCCTTGGCCGCGGTGACCCGGAGGGTCCCGCCGGCGGCGATCTCGTGATAGGCGTCGTCGATCTGCGACGCGCGGGCAATATCCTTATCCGAGACCCCGAGGCTGATCGCGTCGGTGATCGCGTTCGCGCCGTTTTTGACCTGGACCGTGTCGCCGCCGGTCGAGCCGTCGCCGCCGACCTTGACGGCCCAGACGTCGATCACCCGGGTCTTGTGCTCCAGGGTGACGTCGGTGTCGCCGGCGGCGTCGGCCACGGCAACCCGGTGGATCACCGGGGCCTGGCCGACGGTGTTCGCATCGGCGATCGCCCCGGTCTCGATCACGCCGGTCGAGCCTTCCTTGACCCGCAGGGCGTTGGCCTCCTTGTAGACGTCGGCGATGACGGTGTTTTCGTTCATTGGATGCTCCGTTCAGTAGATGGTAGATAGTAGATAGTAGATAGACTCGGCGGGACGCCGCTACCTACTGCCTACTGCCTACTATCTACTGCCTACTGCCTCTGCCCTCAGGCGGTCCCTTCGGCCGGCGAGAGGTGCAGCTCGCCGGCGGCCCCGACGACCGTCGCGCCCTGGGTGACCGGCCGCTTCCGGGCCCGGTACTTGATCGCGATGATCGCGTCGATCTCGGCCGCCGTCGGCCGCGTGACCACGCACCGAACGAATCTCTCTCTTGGCCGGATCAAATCCGTCAGCACGATCAGATCATCATCGTCGCCGTCGTAGGCCTGCGAGGTCCCCTCGAGGTCGGCCGCCGAGCCCATCCCGGTGACGCTGTCCTGCTGGAGCTTCACGACGCCGACGCCGGTCGTCCCCAGCGCGACCTGAAACAGCACGGCGTCGAATCCCTCCATGTCCACCTCGTCCGAGTTGACGGTACTGGTCCCACTGGCCTGCGCCGTCGCGACCCGCTGAAACTCCGCGTCCTTCAGAAGGTTTTCATACATGTTGGTTCTCCGTTGAGTCGGCCTGGCCCCTGGCCCCTGGCCCCTGACCACTGCCTACTCTCTACTGGCCACTGCTCCCCGCTTCGTGTCCAGCGGCTCCGCCTTGCCGAGCCGCACCAGCCGCCGCGCGTGCTTGGGCAGCAGCTCGTAGACCTTGCCCGCGTCGAGGGGGCGGAAGTTTTCGACGATCGATCGCTTCATCAGGACACGCATCGGGTGCCTCATTTCCTCGGAAATATCGCGAGTCCCGGCGACTCGCTACCGGCGTCACGCCGCCGCCATCACCATGTGTTTGACCGGGTGCGTCCCCGCGTCCAACAGCCCGCCGTCGAAGGACAGGAGCGCCAAAAACGCGGTCTGGTCGTACTCGGCGAACCGCTCGACCAGGCGCCGGAGCCTCATCGTCGAGACCTCTCGGATCAGGTACTTCGAGAGCAATCCGAAGAGCATCACCTTCGCGCTGGCGGCCACCGAGCTGGCCATGTGCTGGTTGATCGTCACGGGGTAGCCGCGGACCCGCAGGTCCGACCCGTCGGCCAGCCCCGGCTGGTGCAGGTAGTTGCCCTCGCCGTCCTTAAGCAGCGTCACCTGGAGAAAGACGGAATCGTGCATCATGAACCGGCTGCCTTGCGATCGGTAGCTCGGGTCGACCGAGTGGATCAGCTCGATGATCTCGTCGGCGTCCAGGGCGGTCGCGCTGGCCGCCTCCTTGCCCTCGGTCGATGCGACCGTGATCCCCTCGGCCTTCGCCGCACCGTCACCGGTGGTGCAGCGGCGGTTCTGGATCCGGCCCAGGCGCTCGCCCAGCATCCGCCCGAGGAGCGCCTCGAGCGAGAAGGCCGAGTCCCGGATCAAGACGTTCGAGACGCGCACGAACTTCGAGCTGTAGTTATAGGCTCGCAGCACCAGGTTGCCGAAGTCGACGTCGGTCCCGTCGGTGTCGGCCGCGGCGTTCTCCGAGAGCTCGATCCCCTCGTTGCTCGTGTCGTTCGTGGTCGGGTAGGGCAGCTCGTTCCCGGTGGCGGTCCGCATGATCGTCGAGACCTGGCGCATCCCGCCGTAGGCCAGCATCGCGATCTCCAGCGCGGTGATGAACCCGGTCGGCACGGTAAAGCCGCCGGCGGTGTCGCTGCCGACGCTCAGCGCGTTGCGGATCTCGTCGATCCGCCGGCCGCCCTGCGGCTCGGACAACAGGGACCCGATATTGACGTCCATCGCCCGGTCGCCGCCGAGGTCGAACCGCTGCATCGCGGCGCGCATCTCCGGCCGGATCTCCTCCTGGAGGTTGGCCTGCGACATGCACCAGCCGCGGAAGGCCAGCGAGCGGGCCCGTTCGAGCTGCTCGGCGCTCTGGCCGCCGGCGTTGCCATTGCCATTGCCGCCGCCGACCGGCTGGCGGAGCGTGTTTTGCGTCACGGCCGACCCGGCCGCCGCGTCGCCGGCGTCGCCGACCGGCTCGCGCATCAGGCCCTCGAACTCCTCCTGCTGCTCGAGCTGCTCGATCTGCTGCCGCGTCTGGGCCGCCTCGGCGTGGATTTTGTCGATCTGCTGGCGGTCCTCGGCGGTGAGCTCGCGTTTTTCCTTCTCCGCGAGTTCGAGGACCTCGCGGGCCTGCTGGATCCGCCGGGCCATCTGGGCCCGCAGTTCTTTCGCTGTCATGGGTTGGTTGCCTCTGTTCTGTCTGCCGCCGCTTCGCGGATCGCGGGGCGAGCCCCGCCGCTAAACGCCGCCGCGACCGCCGCGCAACGAAAAACCCCGGTTGGGGGCGCCCACGGCCGCGCAGCTGATGCACGGTGCCGACGGCGTGCCCCGATCGGGGTCGGTGGCTGGCCTGTCGCGTCCGCCGCTGGCGAGTCCGCCGGAACGGGGCCGGCGTCGCAGGCGGCGGGTAGTTGACTCTCAGGCGTTCGATCCTCCCCAATGGCCCGCCGAATTGCAAACGCTGCACCGGCCTCCGGGGGGTGGTCGGGGGCCAGGCGCCAGCGATCAGGGGTCAGGCTCCTCCCCGAGCCCCGGCCCCTATCTACTGCCTGCCGAACTCGTGCTCCAGCAGCCGCTGGCGATCGATCAGCCGGCGGTCGGCCTGGGCCCGCAGCGCCGCCTCGGCCTCGGCACGGGCCGCGTCCTTGGCGTCGCCGCCGCCCGGTCGGACCGGGAGGATCTCGTCGACCAGGCCGAGCTTCTTCGCCTCCTCGGCCGTCATCCACGTCCCGTCGACCTTGCCGCTTAAGAGTTCCTCGAACTTCGCCGGGTCGCCGCCGGCCTTCGCGGCGAACGTCGCGGCGATCGCCGCGTCGATCTTCCTGAGCCACGCGGCGGTGTCTTCGAGCTCGATCGCGTTGCCGAGCACGATCCCCCAGGCCCGATGGATCATCATGCTGCCGTTGGCCGCCATCTTCACCCGGTCGCCGGCCACCGCGATCACCGCCGCGGCCGACCCGGCCAGGCCCTCGATCTCGACCGTGACCTCGCCGGCGTGCTTGACCAGCGCGTTGTGCACCGCGATCCCGTCCCACGCCAGTCCGCCGGGCGAGTTGATCCGGACGCGGACCGGCTTTGTGGGGTTCGCGCTGAGCAGCTCGACGACGCTCCGGCTGTCGAGGCCCTGCTCGTCGTCGCCGACGAAGCCCATCACGAGCAGCTCGATCGATTCGCCGCTCGTCTCGGCACGCACCCGAAAGGAGTCGGCCGAGAGCTGGTCGCGGATTTTCTCGGGCAGCCCCAGGTCGAGCGGCCGCCGATTCGTGAGTTGGTGTGGCATAGAGGGGCTCCCTATTCATTCTGGCAGGTGAATCGCACGTACTTGATTTTGGTGGCCGAGCCGTCGGTGGCGAGCGTGAGCTTGAGCGTGTAGTTGCGGGTCGCAGCGAGCTGGCCGGTGATCGTGCACTGGACCGCCTTGCCGGCCGGGACGCTCTCGCCGAGGATCGTCACGGCCGAGCTGGTGATTGTCTTGTTGGTGATCGTCAGGTCGGTGCTGGTCACCTCAACGATCGTCGGGGTCCCCGACAGCGACTCGCCGCTGTCGAGCACATCGCGGCAGTCGATCGAGTGATTTTCGGTGGCCCCCTGGGCGATCACGGGGATCTGCGGCGCGGTGTTCTTCGGCACGATCAATCCTCCTCGGGCAGCCGGTAGTGGGCAAGATTTTCCGGCAGCCGGTAGTGGGCCAGGCCCGCCGGCAGCCGGAAGTGGGGGAGATTCTCCGGCAGCCGGTACTCCTGCCCGGGCGAGGCCAGGGGCGTGGCGATCGAGACGTCCGGCGCGGCGATCGCCGCCGCGGCCTCGAGGGCCGACACGATTGTCCTCAGCAGCGGCAGTGGGGCGACGACGCCGGCCGCGGCCACGGCGGCCGAGACCGCCACCACGACCCCCTCGACGATACTGACGCCCGGCTCGATCGCAACCGCCGCGGCCACCTGGCCCGCCGCGTCGATCGAGACCCTCGGCGCCGGCCCGATCGCAACCGCCGCGGCCGCGTGGGCCGAGACCGCGGTGCGGACCTCGGGCACCGGCGCCGCGACCGCGGCCGCGATCACGTTGCCGCCGGAGAGCCCGACGGAATCGGTGATGTCCAGCGTAATGGCCATGTCAGGTCGTGATGTTCACGATCCCCTCGCTGTCGAACTGGAGGGTAAACGTCCCCGCCGTGACGGTCTGGACGCCGCCGAAGTCGATCGAGCAGATCAGCGGGTCCGCCGGATCGCTCGGTGTGTCGTCGTAGATCACGGCGTGGTAGGCCGAAAACGTGGCAGTCGTCCAGGCGACGTCGGCGGCGTCAAACACGCCCTCGTTGTCGACGTCGTCTTGCGTGACCGCCTTGCTGGCCAGGGTCGCGCCGCCGGCGGTGTAGCCGGTGCCACTGATCTCGTTGGCCGAGACCGCCGCCCAGCCGGTATCCGACTTGGCAAAGGCGTGGCTGTTGTCCAACAGCGCGCACTTGATCGTATCGTTGACGCAGTCGATCGTCTTCTTCATGCACTCGACCACGAACTGCGT